ATAAAGACACTACCTGGGTAGAGTTGGAAGTTTACAATCCATATAAGGAGAAAGGAAAACGTGGAAACAAGAACAGCTAAGAATGGTAATAAGTATAAAGTTTACGTTAAGGTAGGTGGTAAAGAATTTACTGTTGGATCTTTCCCTATCAATAAAAAAAGAGAGGCAATCAAATTTGAAAAGGATTGCTTAACAAAATCACTAGATGAGCTGGGTATAAAAATGGAACCAGTAGAGACTAATAGAATTACTTTTGACTATGCTTTTAAAGAATACTTTAAATCTATAAGATCTGAGCCAGATCTAGAATCTAAGACTAAAGATGGATATATCTCTATATTAGAGTCCCATATCCAGCCGTATATTAGCAAAACGTACTTAGATGAGTACAAGGCATCAGATTTTAAACATGGCGCTCTAAGCACCAAGCACGGCTTATTAACGAGCTGTAAGGTATCCAATGGTATCAGAACCAAGGAAAAGATAGGTAAGCTTGTAGTTAATAGAGCATTAAGATATTTCAAAAACTTTTTGATCTTTTGTAAAGACCAGGAATGGAACATTGAGATTGAAGAGATCTTAGCATTTGAGTTTCATCCTAGACAATTAGAAAACAGAGCTGCACCTAAAGATAACTGGCTGCCTAAATCTAATGAAGTCTTTAATATGATTAATTCAGAAACACACCCAGGTAAAAAAGCATGGGTCCACATGTTAGCAGAAACTGGAATAGAGCTAAGCGCAGCTCTTGGTGTTTGCTACGAGGATGTTTACCAAGATGAAGAGCAAGGATTCTATGTGATCGATGTTAAGCATTCACTAGATGGAGATAGTAATTTTAGACCAAACTATCTAAAGACAGATAAAAGAAAAAGACAAGTTCAGATAACTGCAACATTATATCAGTTATTAAAAGCTTGGATGGATATACAAATTAATCCTAAGACTTTTGCTAGACAATACAGAAGAGTCTTTCCATACAGAAAAGAATATGCTGCAAGTATAGTTAAGAAAGCAGCTGCTAGAGTTGGAGTCGAATGGCACAAGGGAGCCTCTCCTTTTAGAAAGTTTAGCGCATCAGTTATGTACGCTAAGAGAGTCTTGGATGATGCCTCATTCGCTGCAAGATATGGATGGGAAAAAGAATTGAAAACATTTAAAGGTTTCTATCAAAAGCCTTTATCTGATTTGAATAAAAACAAAAGAACCGCTGCACTAAATAATCTAATAACCAATGGAGGAGCTAATGATTATTAGCGCAATACTACTTGAGAAAGCAAATATAGCAAAAGTTATGTTTGCATTAAGACACTTAGATAAGATCATTAAACATGGAGACGGATCTGAGAAAGCGATCCCAAATGTTAAGACTCAATCTAAGATAGCAGAAAAACAAAACTTAACGTTCCAACAGATACAGAAGTACGAGAAAGCTGCCAACGGCATATCAGCTGATAGGCTATTCTTCTTATGTAAAACTGAGGGATACGATATTAATAAATTTTTTGCTGGTAAACCAGAGGATCTACTTGCCGATATAGACCATACAAAACACGGCATGATCTACAAGAAGTGGAAAGAAATAGATCTTAATATCGAGGAAGAGCAAAGGCTGCAGAATAATTACGCTCCTGTTCTGCCAAAGCTTGAACAAGAAATGGCTTATCAAAATACTTTTAAAGAGCCAGTTGCAGATAGTTATATTGAAGAAGATAATAAAAAATTTGCATAAGTTTATAGCAAAAAAAAAGGCGGGGATTCTTATCCCCGCTTAACACAATTCTTACACAAATTAATTTACCAAATAAAAAAAGTTAGATAAATGGCGCGCCCTGGAGGATTCGAACCTCCGACCCTCGGTTTAGAAAACCGACTCTTAAATCTAATACTATTATTTTGTATCAACAGAAACAACCTGTTTTAGATTAAAAAGTATTAGCAAATATACCTATACAATAAGCTTTATTTTACAATCATGTTTCAGTTTGAAACACGATTTTAACACAAGTCTAACACAAGTTTATTTGTGTTTTCTTTTGCATCCACATCTCTTACATTTTCTTTTGGATCCAGTATTAATATTGCACTTACAATACTTGGGTTCCATCCAACCAAATAAGAAATTAGAAAAAGTGTCTAGAGCTGCAAAGCAATTATATAAAAATCTATCTATCATTATTCTACTATAAGTTTTTTAATTGAGTATGAGCCATCAATATTTTTTTCAAGCTCAGCTTTTGATTTAATACATCTATATTCTACATTGTCTGAAATATTTCTGTTTGCAATTCTTTTACCTTTTAAACAGGTACTTAAATCTGGCTGCAATCTTGCCTCCTTAATCTCATTGTTGACCAGGAGAAGTAAAGCTATAATTGTTTGTTCCATTTAATGACTTCCGTTTCTTAATTTATCTATTTGTTTTTGTAGAACGTTTACTTGTTCTTTTATGTGATCGATATTAACTTTGTTATATCTGCTTGCCTCAATCTCTTTTTCAATACTTTCTATTTGTCCCGCAAGATGTTCAATCAACATATACATCTCTAGGTTCTTAGGTTCTTGCTCAGCCTTTTTTAAAAGATCAGCTTGAAATAAAGTATCAGCAGTTTCTAATGAGCTAATTCTATTTTCTAATTCAAAGAAAGAAACTGTTGCTAAAATTGCACCAGCTACAATAGCTATTAAATTTTTAGCTGGAAGTTGTATTCCAGTATTTTCAGATAACTTAATATTTTTCACATTCCACCTCTATTCTTTGCTTTCCAAGATCTCTTCTTATGTTTATTCATACTTGAGAATTTGGGTCGTCTGCCAATACTTGTTTTCTTTGGGATCCGTTCGTGTGGCTGTTTAGTAATATCAAACTTGATACGAGCCATTTACTTTTTCTTTCGATCAAGAACAGACTTAGTGACTTTGGAACCAAAGCTTGCAGTAAAAACTATAATAACCAGATACCAAACTGAGTCTGGCAAATCATTAATAATCGATACCCACTCTCTAAAGTTATCTCTAGTAGCAGGGAACCAACCTGTACTTAACATACCGATTAGCCAAAACATTAACACCTCATCTTTAATCGAGTTATCCTGGCTTTTGATTCTAGCTAGATCTGTATCTTTAGCTGCCTCTATTTCAGCAGCTCTAATTGTTTTAACTTTCTCTGCACGATGTTTTAAATATTCAGATCCTTTATTTAATACAAGTTTTGTGACAGGATTATTAAATATTTTTAATAGATGGATCATGATGCGCAGCTCCTCATTATGCCAGCTAACTCTTCACATCTTTTAGTTGTTTGTTTATGCCAGGCACTATCAATCATCTCATCCGCAGCTTTATTATAGTCTGCAGCTCTAATACCCTCCCACATTTTTTTAAATTTAGATACTCGAGGTTTTCCCAGCTGGAAACACATCTCGCAAATCAATCCTCTAATTGTAGTAAATTTTTCGTTAGGATCTATTTCTTCCAACAGCTCATCAGCAGAAGTGAGAGCAATTTGAAAGTCTTTATCAAACACAGCATCAAGCTCTTCTTTAGAATACTCCACACCCTCAACAAAGTTATCGGTAGGTAATACCAAATGACCATAACCAATAGTAGCGAAACCCAAGCTATCGGAATAGACAGAACGCCTAAACCCCTCATGTTGTCGGATTCTTTCTTTAACATCTTCCATAAATCATTTATCCTTTCTCGGGTCAAAGTTAAGAATTTTGACACCTAGTTTATTTTGCTCTTTTGTTTTAGCTCGATAGATCTTTGTTCCAGATCTTCGATAGTTTTGAGTCTTAACGTCATAAGCTTGGTACTCCCCTGTTTTGATGTTAAGCGTAAGTATATCGATTGGTCCAAGACCACCTGCAGGAACGAAAACAATTAAGTTTGGATCCTTTGCAAAATGAGATTGAGCAAGCAGCTCATTCGATAAGCCTACGGCAGCGGTGTTTCTATTTCGTGAAGTAGTAAAAGATCGAGCCAAGTAAACCTCCAATTAATATTATAATTGCAGCGGCACCTTTACCCCGATTCATATCGGCTTTTAATTCTTTAACGTCTTTTCGCATTTCATCTAATACTTTAAAAATAGTTTTCATGCGCTCCTGGCAAACCTTTTCATGGTAAGATATTTTTAAAGCATTCATATCTTCTTGATTCTTAGTAGTTGTTTTACGTTTACGCATTATTTGTTTGCTCCCAGGTACAAGAAAACTTTACAAACACCTCATATTTTTTAGTGTCTTCCTTACCTACTTCTATTTGTTTTTTGGATGCCTCTTCATAACCACTCATTAGACAATCATACATAGTGTCATG